ATTTTTTTCATTATTCTTCTTTTGTTGTAACTTTTGCTTCACGATCTCTTGTATAATTTCTTTTTCAGATTCATAATATTGATAATCTTCTAAAAATACTTCCATAGCTTTATCTATTTCTGCTTGTGTAGTATAATCTTCTTCCCATTTACCAGTTGTAGTATTAAATACTTCATATTTTACTTTTTTCATAGCCATGCAATAATATAACCTTTTTATATTTTAACTGCAAGTGGAGTGATGAAGTTTCAAAATTTAAGTTATATTGTGTGTGGGAGATGTTTACGTTACCCATACCCCTCTGTTTTGTGGTTTCAATATTCTATTACGTTGAAACTCTTGTTTACGTTTAATCAATTAACTTAGGAGATATTCTCATGAATACTAAAACTAAAACTGTTACTGTTAAAATACCTTACATCTCAGGTGTGTTCACCTTTGCTGGTAAAGTATTGTCAATGTTATTCATCACTACTGGTAAGACAATTCAGTCTGTTCCATCAGCCGTTACTAAAGTACGTAAAATTGCTGAGGACGAGTATATCAGTCAGTTTGGTGAATAATCCATACATCATAGAGAGAGCTACATAAGTAGTTCTCTCTTTTTTTGTATTACTTTTGAAAATAAAATAAAGGGAAATATTATGTGTAAAATAAATAGTGAAATAAATGAAATAGATATTCAATTGTTTAAAGAAGAAAATATGGAGGGTCCTGAGCAATGTCCTACTTGTCGTGATAAGGATTGGTATTGTGATTGGTGTGAACATAGTATTCTTCTTGCATGTGAATATTATGATAAACATGGGAGATATCCATAAATAAAAGAGGCATTTATTTGTCTCTCTTATTTTTGTATTTTAATTCAATAATATTAAATAAAGGAAAAATAATTATGTGGTTAAATAAAGAAATAAAAGATATAAAATTTACTGATGAATATATTTCAGAAGTTATACCAATCTTCAATTATGCTATGGGAGGTTGGTATGCTGGTAGAATATGTTTAGAACCTGATTTTATACCTCCGTATGCTGAACCTCCATTCTTAAATGAAGATTATTATACTGGTTATGATAGATTAACTCAGTATTTTAAACATATTTCAGCAGTTTATGATTATATAGAAGGTTTTATTGATTATCCTAGTTTTATGGAGAATCCTACATTTAAGAAACCTTTTCATTATAGTGAGAAACATCATAATTTCTGTGATTTACTTCCATATTATCAAACTGATAATATATAATATATAAAATAAGGGAGGCATTCATTTGCCTCTCTTATTTTTGTGTTTCAATTTAATAATTAAATAATAGGAGAAATATATATTATGCTATATATATTAAGTTTAATAATGTTTATGTCTGGTTTTGGTGGTGGTTATTTTTATATGCTATATAAATATGAAACTATAGCCAAGAAATATAAATCTTTAAATGATGACTATATAGAGTTGTCAATTCGCAACTCTGAACGAGGAATGAAATTGTCATTAATAGAAAGAAATTGCCATGTTGAATAAAGAAATAATCATATGGATAATAGCATCTCTCATTGGGGTGCTATTGTCTATCTTTTCTAAATTATCGTAAAAAAGGAAAGGTGTAGACACTTGTTGTGTCTACTCTTGGTCATTAAGAATAAAGGCAATGTGTGCACACTTGTTGTGTGCACTCAGAAGATTTGATCTCTCTTTCATAAAAGTAATATGTGTAAAACTAAAAGTTTTACTCATTTTATTCACTCATTCTATTTTAAAATCTTTAACTCACTTATGCGTGACTTAAAGATTTTTGCTTTTGAAAACACAAAGTGTGTTTTCTTTTTGCCGAAGATTAAGAAAATTAATATATCTCTCTTATTTTTGTATTTTTTTTAATCAAATTGGAGGAATTATGTCTAATTTATATAACAAATTAACTCAAATATTAAATGAGTTAGAAGAGGAAGAATCCAAATTAATGTGGCTTCAAGAAGGTTTAACTGAAACTGAAATTGAAGAAATGAAATGTAAAATTTGTGGTAATCTTTCTTGTCTCAATCTATTTGGTGTACCAAATGAATGTGATATATTATAATGGATTGATTAAATTAAATGAGAGGCAAATTAATGTCTCTCATTTTTTTCATTGTTCAAATGTTTATACTTATACCAAATGTTTTATATAAAAAAAATACATTCTCTTTTTTGTGTTTCTTATTTTAATAACTAAATAGAAAGGGACTTTAATTATGTCCAAATTACTTAAAGATATGTCAGGTGAAGATATTATAGGTACTTTATCTGGCAATAAAACAGTTTCATTTTCTCAAAAAGTAGGAAAAGAATGGGTAACAGTTGACCTTGAAAGTGTCAAGGCAAAAGCAAGAGCATTCTTTCCAGTAGAAACAACAACTGAAGATGACATTAAAATGGTTAATCAACAGTTGTCTAAACTACATAAGTTGCATTTGTTTAGTTACGAATTAGCAGAAGATAAAAATTCTCAACCTAGAATAGTTAAAACTAAAGATGGTAGAGAATCTTTTATGTTTAATTGCTATAGTAACCAATCACTTGAGCCTACTTCTTAATCCTCTCACTTGCCTTCCTCCTTATGTTGGGTGTAATTCATTTTGCACCCAATATATATTTCTCTTTTTTTTGTTCTTTTTTTTAAAAAGAAAGGTGTTAAGAAACTCATACATTACTAAAGAAAGGAGCATTGTATGAAAAAAAGTAATTGGAAAGAAACATTTAACTTTGAACTATCATCAAGGATAGCAATGGTATTTTTGTTTCCAGTATTCTTTACAGCAATGTTTGCTGTAGGTGTCTATGAATGTTTTAAAACTATATATCAAATAATAATGTTTATTATAAAAACAATAATCAATATAGTTAGGAGAAAATAATGTTTGTAGATAATTTAATGTGTTATATGCTAGGCTTTGGCTGTGGCATAGTAGCAATGGTGTTGTTCAAAGATTTGTTAAGTAAACCTATTCCCTATAAACTCAGTAGAATATTAAAACAAAGATGTTATGACGAAGGTTATAGACATGCTTTAAATGATTGGGATAGAAAAGAATATTGATTGAACACACAAGAAAGTAGTAATAGAAATAAGTTGCGATATATTTAGAGTTAGTATATCAATACCCAACCTATTGCTACTTTTAATTTAGATTTAAAAAAAATAAAAGGAATCATCACCTTATATGTGAATGAAGAAATAGATACGTGTGATTAAGTCTATTTCGTTTACTGAATATATTATAAAGCACTACGACAGCTCATTAAGAACATATGAACGGTGCTAAATATAGGATATAATCATGGGTCAAATTCAGTCTCCCTTCAAAGTTAAGGTACAAACTAATTTCCAAGACGTTGGTAATACAGATATGTATTAAAAGTTAACTAGGCAAGAAATAGAGATAGCCGCATAATGTTAAATTTGATTAGTCCCTGTGACACACTTCTATGCAACAGACCATAAAGATGATTTCTTTTAGAATTATAGTCTACCTTATAAATGTTAGCATTTATTTATAAGATGACTTTAAAGTGGCATAATGCTATTAAAAAATTGAGAGTTAGTTTTAGGTTACAGGTTCTGCATAACCCTATCCTACCTAGAACTTTCTCTCTTTTTTTTGTATTTATTATTTAAAAAAAACGGAGGAAAAAAAATGGATGAGAAAATAACATATATTTTAGAAATACGTTCACCATACAAGAATATTAAACAAGCGATATCAGATATGTTTGAAGAAGATGAACCTTTATATATTGCAAAGAATGAAAATAATGAGACATCAGAATTAGAATATATTGCTGATATAACTAAGATAAAAGCATTGGATAATGGGTTTGTAATACACGTAAATAGTAAAGAACAAATAACGGAGATAAAGACAGATGACTAAACCAAGAAAAAATATAGATGATATGATGAATGAAATGAGATTTAAAAATACTCCAGCATATCGACATGCATATGACAGACATATGGCAGATGGAGCACTCATTGATTTTTATGAAAACTTAATATTAAAAGGTAAAATAAAAAAAGATGGTGCAGGAGCACGAAGATTAAATGAAATTAAGTTAAGGAAGTTTCAATGATATGTGATAGATGTAACTCTGATAAATATGTAGATGTAGTAGAATATAATACAACTCTATATAAAGATGATAGATCATTTAGATATCAAGAATGTGTATGGTATTGTACAAGGTGTGAATACCAAGATGAAATAACAGGAGAAGTATTATTAAATGAGGAGAATATAAATGTCGTTAACCAAGTTAAAAATAGTAGGAACAGTAGCTAAATCAATTGGCTATATGGCATATGGTTTTAATCAAGTCTTTCGTTTGGCAGGTAAAACTGCAAGAAAAATGGGAGATGCAATTAATGATAAACCATTGTACAATATTATGTTAGTTGATAAAGCAAATGGCGAAATAGTTCAAGAGTTTACTAAAGTAACAAATAGAAAAGTTACAGATGTTCTTGATAGTTTAGATAAACTTAATCAAGATAACTTTGAAATTAAGATTAGTATAAATGAATAACTATAGAGCAGAACGTAGATGGTATAGTGCATTTAGTATTATAGCAGAATGTTTTCAAAGCTTACCAATAGATAAACATAGGGTAAGACAAATGAATAAACAGGAGCTAATAGAAATCAAAGAACAATACAAATCAAAATGCATTATGTTAAAAAGAACAAGGTATAACTCACAACTAAGCCAAAAAGATTTAGATTTATTAAAAATATATACATATATAAATAATAGATTAATTTTGGCTGAGTGAGCAAATGTTGAAACCCAGTCAAGAACTTAATTTATAAACCAAATAGGTATATCAACCTGCAGTTCATATATTGATGGTGATATAAATAAGAAATTGGCTGTACAGTTTGTCTTGGCTGGGAATTAACAAGAAAGGTAATTTAATGAAAAAAGAAGTTCATAGAGTACAAGAATCTCATTTAAAAGAATATTTTGAATTAACTAAAAATATGTTTGGTGGTGAATATCGTAAATTTGTAGAAAAATTTATTAAAACTAAAAATATATCAAATAAAATGAGTGCTGAAGATATGGCAGTAATGCAATCAATAATAAACAATCTTCATTTGTTTCAAAATGTACAATTTTATCAATGGGATGGAATGGATAATGTAGATGAAGTTGTAGAAGGTCAAGCATAAAATGAGTACTAAAAAAGATAAAGAGTTTGAAACATTAAGTGGTATAGATAATCCTAAATATAATATATCTGAAAGTCATATAAGAGAATACTTTAAAATAACTAAAGATATATATGGTGGTAGATATAAAGAAATAGTAGAAGAGTTTATTAAAAATAAAAATATAATGAATGAAATCAGTAAAGAAGATTTCAAATTGTTTAATAGACTACTGCAATACCATGATATATTTAGACAGATACCCACACAAAAAATGGAGAAAAACTAATGAGTAAAATAAATAGATGGAATATGATTGGTAATATTAAAGAAATACTTAAAATGCAAAAAAGCATGGACCGTTCAATATCATATCCTTATATGTCTGTACATAACTATGAAACTGGTTTTACAGATTTTATAAAAATACCAGATGATATAAGTAGAGATACAGATAGTTTACAAAGTTGGTTAAGCAAAACATACAAACTATCACATATACAATACATGGAATGTAAAGGTATATCTATGGATGACGTAACAGATTTTCGTAAAGCAATAAACAATGATGAAGAATATAATGTTGATGTAGAAAGAGAATCTAAAATACGTAATGGCATACAATGTACAACAGATTGTGAGGATTAATAATGTGTGATGAAAGACCAATAGAAGAACAAGAGTTATCAGAATACTTAGATAATAATTGTGAGGAGGAATAATGTTAAATGATGTATGTAAAAAAGACTGTATAGATGCTATAGAATATTTATGGGAAGAAGGATTTGTAGAAGAAATGACTTCTGATAAAAAATATTATACAACTATACTGCTTAAAAAAGTAGCTAATATATATAAAATAAAACTAGATAATGGACAAAGTGCCATGCATCCTTTGGGTGCTCTTGAGGAGGTAGATAAATGGAAAGTGGAGTAATGGGTATAGGTTATAGGTTTCATAATTCTAATCAATTAGAAAACTTTACCCTAGAAGATATACCTCAAGAAACAGAAACATATCAACCAATAGGGTTTCACGAATTAGTAGAGATAGTTAAAATATCTGCTAATGCAACTAACCTTGGGTTAGGTTATGATAACGATAAGATAACAATAGATATAAATGATGTAAAAGAAGATTATTTGATTTCAAAAAATCATAAACAATTCTTTGGCACATTAACATATGGGTTTAAACAAAATATACTTTACCGTAAAGACCCAGAAATAGAAATTACTCATGGTTATCCTGATGTTACTGAACTAACTATAGGTATACGTTCAAGCTATGACAAAACAATGTCAAGTGGTATAGCTATAGGTGGTAGAGTAATAGTATGTTCTAACCTTATGTTTGTTGGAGACATAACATATATGAGAAAGCATACTAAAAATTCTATAGATGACATCATAAATCAAATGGATGATGCTATTAAAGAACAAGTTGCAGAGTATAATAGAATACAACTACTTAAAAAACGATTAAAAAATATAAATATAAAACATAAAGTCGGTAATTATTTACTTGGAAATTTGTTTGGTAATCGTTTAATTAATGGTGGTCAGTTATTAACTGCAAGTAATTGTTGGAATAATTTATATTATCACCAACAGTTTATGCAAAATTGTGATAATGTACTTGGTAATAAAATAGATAAAACTCTTTGGGTTTTATATAATTGTATTACTGAGGGTCTTAAAAAGAATACACCTATGAATATGATGACACAACATAAAAAAGTACATGATGCATTTGTAGAAGATATAATAGATAGACCATCAAATAATCTTGAAAGGGGAATTGCATGATAGAAGATACACCAGTACATCCTTGGCATAAGCTAAGAAATGCTGATTACAAAAAAGCAATAGAAAAGAAAGGCAAGTTTGATTACTTGTCTTGGGCTATATGTTTAGATAAAGCTAAACAAATTGATCCCAACCTTAATTACAACCTAGTAAGAATAATAGATTGTGGACAAAGTAAAATAGTTCACGTTGAATTAGCTTATACTAATCCTGATATAATAGGTAATCCTGATATTTCAGAAGATTATTATAGATTATATCACCATGAGTATCTAGCTGTAAGAGGTTATCGTAATGAAGCAATAGCAAATCCAGATGCAGCACAAGTAGAAAATACATTTAGACGTTGTGTAGCTAAAGCAATTAGTATGTGCTTTGGATTTGGTATTGAACTATGGATTAACGAAGACATAAAAGACTTAGACTACATGCCAGAAAATATAAATGGTAATACACCAGTCAAAGGTGGCATGACAGTTGACCAGTCTGTAAAACTAGATAGAATGAGTAGAAGTAATTTCTTATCTAAAGCTGAACAAGATAGAGTAACTCAACTTAAAAATAAATTTGATTTAACAGAAGTTGAAGTTGATAAGAAAATATCGGCTATAAAATCTACTATTGATATTAATAAACTAAAAAAGAAAGGTAAGTAATGGGCTTAAGTACAAGTTTTAAATCAGAACCAAAAAACTCTGAACAATTTATGTCTGGAGTATTTGTAAATGAATGTACTATCGTATCAGTAGAACCTGTATACGGTGGTAAAGATTGGCAAAACGAAAAGTACAAAGATGATGTAGGTCTTGACATTACAATAGATATAGGTAAATCATTTCAACCTGTATTCTATGTAGGTGGTAGACTAAAACGTGATGAGTTTGGTGAGGTTAAAGACCTAGGAACTGTACGTAGAATTGCAACATTCTTTGATGCAATTGATGTTGATGCTAAACTAACTGATGAACATAAAATAGAAGAAGATGTTTTACCAGATTGTATAGGAACAAAATTTAATAGATTGTCTTATGTATCTGGTACAAAACAAGATGGTAAAGTTAGATATAGTGATTTCCAAGAAGTAGTTTCTTCTAATACACCAAGTATTACATTGATAGAAACCTTCAAGAAACACGTTAACAATGGTTGGTTAAAGAACTATAAACCTGAACTTATGGATAATGGTTCTGATACTAACGATATTCCAGGAGGATGGTAATGGTTACTGTTGAAAAAAAGCTAATAAATTATCTTCTAAATGTAACAAAGTTTGGAGAAACTTATATTACTAGTAGTGAAATAGAAAATGGAATTCCAAAATGGGCATTTCGTAGTTATGGAGATATTCATAATGGTTCTACGTTTGGAAGAGCTTGGAGAAAGCTTAGAGAAAAACATGATATAAATATAGAAGGTACTATGAAATTACATGATTTTGAACCAAGCTTAAATATACATGTCAAGCTAGATAATAAACCAAATAGCAGGGAATATAGATGGAAGATACAGCGTTAGTAGAAATAGCTATAGGAGGCGTTGCCCATAGAGGCAACGTCATTCCTTATAATCAATTACCTATTTATGTTGCTAATAAACATAAAACAACATTTAAAAAAGGTACAGAATTTTATCGTTCATTGTTTGTATATGATAATACATTCAATGGTAAGATAAAAGAATATACAGGTACGTTTGACATAGATGAAATAGTACTTGATGTAGATTGTAAATTGGGAGAACTATCTTTAGAACCAGTAAAAGAAATTGTTAACTTCTTGGTAAAAGAATTAGATGACAATTTTGATATATGGTTCTCAGGTACAGGATTTCATATGCATTTACCAGACTTATTTCATATAGGCAAACATATAGATTTACCTAATATAATGAGATTAAGTGTAGATAAAGCTGTAGGTAAGTTTGGTGTAGATAATATTTATGATAGAGCTAGATTAATTAGAACTAAATATTCATATAATATTAAAAATCATACTTACAAAATACCAGTATCAATAGATATGTTAGATGAATTTACATACAATGATTTCATAGAACATGCACAAAATCCAAATGTATATATAGCCCAACGTGATCCCCAGAAATTAATTCAACCTAGAACATCTGATGAACCTTTATGGGAAAAATATATTGTAATGGGTAAGTCTAATCAAATATCTACAAGCAAACCAAAAGATAATACTAAGTCAGAGTTTACAGCACATGTAACTTGTGTACAAAAGATGTTTGCACAAGGACCAGTACAAGGTAAACGTCATCAAACAATATTACGTATGGCATCTGCATGGAAACGTAGTGGTATTCCAAGAGAAGGTACTGAAAGTCTTATACATAAATGGTCACCATCATTTGATATATCAGAAACAAAATCAATGTTAGATACAATATATGGATGGGAACATGATGGATATGGTTGTCAAGATTCTATAATGGATTCATTTTGTGATACTAAATGTAAATTTTACAAACATAAAGACTATGGTGTAGAAATATTTAATGCAGATACTATGACACAACAGTTTCAAGACTTTGTAGAGGCTGAAGATGATAGTAATAGTTTTGACTTAAATGATTTCTATAATATTGGTAGCAGTTACAAGTTTACAATAGGTGAACTTATAACAATGATTGGTGATACTAAGCTTGGTAAAACGGCTTTCATACAAAACCTTGTAGTGAGAGCTAATCAGTTTAAATGTTTGTATCTATCATTAGAAGTAAATCAATTACTTATGTGGAGAAGATTTAATCAGATTGCATTTGATATAAATAAACAAGATGTTGTTGATAAGTATAAAAGCAATGATAAAGAGTTCTTTAAACAAGCTAATGAAAAACTTGGGCACATAAAACTAATGACTGTATCACCAGAACTAAATAATATCATAGATGTAATATCTAATTTACAACCTAAGATACTTGTAATAGATACTATTGATGAGATACGTGTTGATTACACTAATGATTCACTTGTAAAAATGCAACGAATAGTAAGTAAACTAAAAGAAATTGCTCAGAAATATGAGATAATGATATTTGTTGTAAGTCATATTAGTAAGAGTGCAGCATTTGAACGTAATCTAACTAGGCATAGTGCTAAAGGTGATTCATCAATAGAACAAAAATCTGATAAACTACTAGGCATATATGCACCAGACCCTAATGGTAAAGCTAGAGTTGTAGAAAGTATTGTTGCAAGAGATGAATCTAGTTTTAAATTAAGATGTTATTTTAATCATGAAACATTTAGATTTAAACAAGCAATATAGATTGGAGTAAGCATGACAAAGTTTGAGATAATAGATGAGTTTGATAATATACTAGAAGAGGCAATAGGAGATAAAATAAATCCTGATTATTATACTGATGGTATAGAAACTACTAAATATGTATTGAGCCATAAGCTAGGATTTTGTGAAGGTAATATAATTAAATACCTAACTAGATATAAACAAAAGAATGGCTTAGAAGATTTGTTAAAAGCTCAAAAATATCTTAGGCTTTTGATTGCTGATGTTATTAAAAAAGTAAATACAGGAAGATAAATGGATATAAAATTATTAGGGTTTCCTATTTTTAGATACATTGTTATCAATGAAGATGAAATTTCAGGATTCAAAATAAGATTAATGAAATTATTAAGTTTTACAGCAACACTAGGTGAAGCTAAAGGAGATCACTTAATGTTTGCATTTGGTATATACAAACTTGATGTAATTATAGGCACAAGCCTTTGGAGGTAATATGAGTTATACAGTAAGAGTAACTAAAGTCAAAAAAATGTTTAATCAAGAAAAAGTACAAATAACAACAGATGTACTTAATATGATTGACCAAAAAATAGCTTTTAAATTAAGATTAATGGTTAAGAAATGTAAAGACCATAATATAAAAAGACTTAATGAAGAAGTTTATCCTTATGTAGAAAGAATGTTATGAGCCATCCTAGTAAAATAAAAGGTAATAGAGTTGAAAGAGAAGTAGTTGATATATTTAAACAAGAAGATATAAAAGCTACAAGAGCATGGGGTTCTAATGGTAAATCATTAGGACACCATGAAGAAGTAGATGTTTATGTAGATGATTTAGATTTAAAGATACAAGTCAAAGCACGTAAACAAATAGCTGAATATGTCATACCTGATACAGATATAGTAGACATGCAAGTAGTTAAGGGTAATAATAAACCACATTTAGCAGTACTACCTTTAAAAGACTTAGTAAGAAACTATAAAAAAACTCAGGATATGGTAAAATTAATAATGAAATTACAAACAGACTTAGAATATGAGAGGGCAAAATATCATGAAAGTTAAAAAAGTTATAGAAATGTTAAAGGAATTAGAACATCAAGATGCACATTTAGATTTATCTTGTGACCCAGAAGGTAATCAATATGGACCTGTTGACCAAGGTCTTGCAGAAGGTTACTTAAAAAATACAAAAGAAAAAGTATATTCTTTATACCCTACATTCTGAGAAGATGCATTAGATAGATATGAAGAAAAAGATGTATGTAATAATTACAGAGGTGAGCTACAGGACTTATTCTATGAGTAAAAAAGTACTCTTAGACATATTGCAAAACCTAAAAGGTCAAGTGCATATATTTATTGTAGACCCTGTTATAAGGCATAGATATGAAGAAGCCTTAACAAATGCAATAGATATAATTAAAGATAAAAAGTAATCCCTACTTCGTGTGATTAGGTAGAGTACATGTATGATTCCATTAAGACAAGGTGTCTTATGAATGGGTGTCCTGCGAGATACATAGTGCTCTACCTATTTTTTTATTCATCTAGGATTTCGTCTATATATTCTTGACGTTCTTCCAATTGCTGTTCTCTTTTAATTCTATAACCAACTTTACTAATTGGTATTCTAAAAAAGTTTTCTATAAAACCTTTTCTATTTTGTGGGTCTAAACTTTTCTTTGTTGAGTAAACTAATCTACCAAAAGGATACATTGTATGTATTGTGTAATCAGAAAACTTTTGCCAATCACCAGATATTAATTCTATTACAGCTCCAGGATATCTACTTACTGGTGGCATAGCTGCTTGTAAAGGTGCTATAGGTCTTGGTAATGTTCCGTAAAAAGCTCTATCACGTTCTTTTTTATCACCAAATAATAAATCAGCAGTATCTTGATACCAATCATATGGTGGTGCTAAAGCTGTATCAAATATAGAATACATAAATGCACTAGCTAATGCCATAGTAAACATATCTGTTAAAAATAAATCTTTATATTTTTTATACTCAGGTGTACCTTCATTAAAATTATAAAGCTTAGCTTTTCTATAAAATTCTTGTCTAACTCTAACAGATTGAAATGCAAACAATTTAAAACGTGTTAATACTTTACCTAATGCAGTTGTCATAAATGCAGGTCTAAAAGAATTGTGATATAAAAATTGTGTAGTTTCAATTCCTTTTAAAGCTGTTTCAAAAATATAAGGGTCTTTCATATTAACATGTATACCATGTCTACCAAGATTTTGTTTAGCTTGTAATGCATGTGATATAAATGCATCAGTTCTATTTACTCTTTCAGAGAACTGCATAAAGAAACCACCATATTTAGTCATTGTATCTTTAATACCATATCTGTTTACAATATCAATTATATTTTCTTGACTGTTTTCTTTAGTTGCTTTTTTTATATCTCTTATAAAATTTTTAGAATTAGCACCTAACTTACCAATACCATCTTTTAAACTTTGATTATATTCTATTTCAGCTTGTGCTAAATAATTATCAATAATACCTTCTTCATTTAAATACTTAATAAATTCTTTTCTATTTTTAACTGACTTACCATCTTTAGTTTTTAAAACAAAGTTCCCATTAATATCAGTTAATAATTTATTAACAACTACAGAATTACGTTTAGAATCAATAAAGTTTTTTAAACCAGCACTACTTATATTCATAGCTGCACCACCATATAAATTAGTTGTCATAGTACCAGTATTAGCTAATATAGTCATTAAATTCATACGTGCTTCTAATGCACCTAAATCATGTAATCTTCTAACAAAATAATCTCTTCTAGCCTCTTTACCTTCTGGTGCATTACGTAAAAAAGGCATCTTATTAAATTTATCATTCTTATACAATCTTTCTAAAGCAGAAGTAACTGCATAATCAGATGTAAAATAATATGGGTTATACTTTAACTTTAAGGGATCAGCACCTTCTACAGATTTTTGTATTCTATTAGTTAATAAAGAAGGATGTCCTAAACTATTTTTTAAATATATGTATAGAAAATCAGACCATAAATCTGTATTATTTTTATATTTATTTCTGTTCTTATAATTTTCAGATTTTTGTTTTGCTAATTTTAAACTACCAGTATCTAATTGTGTTTTAGAAAATATTTCTTGTGCTTTTAATTTTACATTTTGATTATGTTTTATTAAATCTTTATTAAGTTTTAACTCAACATCCATTTTATTACCATTTCTAAATACATCTATTTCTCTATTTCCATATATAGCACTTAAGTTAGAAAATAAACTTCTAATCATTCTTTCATTATATGATGAAAAAACATTAGGTGTTTTATCATATCCATCTAAAAATATTTCAGGATTTCTTTCTAATAAGTTTGGAGACTTAGAATTATATCCAACATCTTCATATTGTTTATCTAAAAATTGGTCTTCAAATCTAGCAGAATTATTTAAAGATTTTTCTCTACTTATATGTAAAGATTCTAAAGTATTTGCATAAACTTTCTCTGCATCTTTTAAACTACCACCTTGATTTAAAACTGTTTCAGCTTTAGTTCTAGCATAATTTTTTGCAGTTTTTTCAAATGCTAATCTAGATTCTGTATTATGTCCATAATTTAATCTTGACCAATACTCACTAGGTTCTATTCTACCTATTCTCATATTATTAAAAGATGTTTTTTCATTTGTTCTATATGCAATACGTTGTGCTAGTGTAGGACTATTAGTCTTAAATTTTGCTCTTAAATCTTTTTCCATAGAATATTCATGTTGAAATCTTAATAATTGTTCAATAGATATATTCTTTGGTAATTTATTTTGTTTTACTGGTTCAATAACTTTTTTATAAAAATTATTAAAATCAAATTCTCCATTTTTATTATAGACAATATAATCATTTACTTTTTCAAACTTAGGATTATTAACGTCTATAACTTTATTAAATTCAAATCTTTCTCCATTAGTTTTATAAGTATAAATAAATTCTC